GCGAGACAATCTGTTTCGGCTTTCTTTTCGAGCACTGCTGACGCGTTACTCGCCAGGACCGGGCCCGCGCTGCTCCGACCAGCACTCGGCGATCCCGGAGAGAAGCTTCGGCAGTCCGAGCCTGGGCGGCTGCCTCCCATCCAGGATGGCTTCTACGATGTCGGGCGCCAGGAGGGTGAGGCGGAGGAGGCTGCCGAGGTAGCCCCTGTCGAGGCGCTCGGCGGCGGCCAACTCGGTGATGGAAGCGTACCGCCCCTGATCGAGCATGCGCTGATATCTGAACGCCCGCGCCAGAGCCTTCACCAGCGCCGGTTCGGCGCGTGTGGTGACCGACGCTACGCCATCGGTCGTCGGCGTCACGACGGTCTTCCGCCCTGGCCGGTGGCGGATCGCCAATGGCACCCGGACCGTGATGTTGGTGGCGGCTGTCATGCCGCCGCCTTCAGCGCATCCGGCCGGATGGCGCCAAGGTCGCGCACCAGGCCGCCGAGCCCGTCCAGCCGCAGCCGAATGTCGGCACCAGCCGGCCCGACCACCACCCGCTCCACCAGCGACCGCACAATGCGCGACTGCTCCGCCGGAAACAGGTGCTCCCACAGCGGGTCAAGCCGATGCAGCGCGTCCTGGGTCTCGCTCTCGGTCAGGTCCGGCGCCTCCTTGCGCGCTGCCCGCCAGGTGCCGACCATGATCTCCGGCTGCCGCAGCAGCGCCCGCACCTGGTCCACCACCGCCGCCTCAATCTCCGCGGCCGATACCCGGCGCACGATGCTGGCGTCCCCCGCGGCGTCGCCCTTCAGCACCCGCTGCGCGACATAGTAGCGGTAGAGCCGGCCATTCTTCCTGGCGTGCGTCGGCGACAGTGCCCGCCCGTCCACCCCAAAGATCAGCCCCTTCAGCAGCGCCGGCGTCTGCGCCCGGTTCTGGTTGGCGCGGATCCGCGGGCTGATCTGGAGCACGGCATGCGCCCGGTCCCATAGCTCCCGCGGCACAATGCCCTGGTGCTCGCCGGGATACACCTGCCCCTTGTGCGCTGCGTCGCCGACATAGGTCCGATTGTTCAGCAGCTTGTAGACGTCCCCCTTGTCCAGTGGCCGGCCCGACTTGCTGGTGACACCCTCCGCCCGTAGACGGCCCACCGTCTCGGTGCCCGACCCGGTCTCGGCAAAGATCTCGAACACGCGGCGCACCCGCGGCGCCTCATCCTCATTCACGATCAGCTTGCGCGCCACCACGTCGTAGCCGAGCGGCACCTTGCCACCCATCCACATGCCGCGGGCGCGTGAGGCGGCAAATTTGTCGCGGATTCGCTCGCCAATGACCTCTCTTTCGAACTGCGCGAAGCTGAGCAGAATGTTCAGCGTGAGCCGGCCCATCGACGTGGTGGTATTGAAGCTCTGCGTCACGCTGACAAACGTCACGCCATGCGCATCCATCACCTCCACCAGCTTGGCGAAATCCATCAGAGAGCGGCTGAGCCGGTCGATCTTGTAGACCACGATGACGTCCACCCGGTCGGCCTGGATGTCGCGCAGCAGGCGCTGCAGCGCCGGTCGCTCCAGCGTGCCGCCGGAGAACCCGCCATCGTCATAGCGATCACGCACCAGCACCCAGCCCTCGGCGCGCTGGCTGGCGATGTACGCCTCGCAGGCGTCCCGCTGCGCGTCGAGGGTGTTGAATTCCTTCTCCAGCCCCTCGTCCGTCGACTTCCGCGTATAGACCGCGCAGCGGAGCTTCTTCGTGGTGGCCGGCATGGCCGGCTCGATGCGGGCGCGCCGGGTCATGCTTCACCTCGCGCGCGCAGTCCGAAGAACGTCCAGCCGTTCCACCGCGTGCCGGTGATGTGCCGCGCGATGGCCGATAGCGACTGATAGGGCCGCCCCTCGAATTCGAAGTCGTCCTGGCGCACGGTGACCACATGCTGCACGCCCTGCCATTCGCGGATGAGCCGCGTGCCGGCCAGCGGCCTGCTGTCGGCGCGAATGCGGCGCAGGACGACGTTGCCACCATCCAGTTGCTCGCCCAGCGCCACCAGCCGATCGACGGTTTCTGGCTTCAGCCCGCCATAGGCGAGCTCTTGAATTCGATACGCCAGGCGGCTCTGGATATAGGCTCGGTTCCAGGGCGGCGGCTCCTTGCCGAACAGTTCCCGCCACTGGTCCTTCAGCGTGGCGGTCGGCGCCGCCTGCAGCGCGGCGAGCCGCGACAGCACCTGCGTCGGCGGGATCTTCGGGATGGTGGGCGCCGGCGCGGGCGCGGCCGTGGATCGTCTGGTCATGCGAGTCCCTTCCTGTTGGGGTTCGCATGCAGGCGCTGCCTGCCAGTGGAGTGTAGGGGAACGTCTCCCACCCCCCGAGCCTGGTCGGCATCCCGCGCCAGATCCTCGGCAGCGCGGCTGCGCAGCCGCACGAGGCCCGTGGCCAGGATGGCGCAGACCTCGCGGAGGTGCGGAGGGAGGTGCGAGTTGAGTGGGTGGGAAGAGGAGCGTGTCACCCCCTCCCATTACTCACCGAGCCGGCAATCCGTATCACGCCAGAGGTGCAGATTGGATTCGACTTTTGCCCGCCTCGGTTGATAGAACGGAGAGCGAACAGATCACCGGGCCGTTACGTGATGAGCAAGGACGATTTCCAGCGCTTCGCCAGCCAGAGGTTCCTCCGGACCGTCGAGCCCAGCCTACTGCGCGCCTTCTTTGATCGGTATGGGATTCCGCCGGAACGGCTCGACTTGTCGCTGCTGGACGTTTCCCCTGACGAGGGTCGGACGGCGGTGAACGCCTACCTTCTCCGGACGCCCAAAGACGACATCCCGGAGAGCCTGACGGCGGACCTGCACCGCATCGAGCGCCTCGGAAAGCCGATCGGCCAGGAAGCGCTCCTGCAGGAGGCCCGGCGCCGCGGCGTTGAGTTGGTGCCCCCCGCGCTCCTGGCGAAGACCGGCACGCGCAGCCTCGCCCTCCGCGCCTTCATCAACCAGCCGGAAGTCTTCGAGGACGCCGAGAACGGCTTGGCCTTTCTCCAGCCACCGGCGGTCATGGAGTTCGTGGCGCCGGAGGAGGGCATTCCGGCCGACGTCAGCGATGATCGTCTGCGCACGCTCGAGGCGCATGCCCGTGCGATTTTCCAGGCCGAGCTTCGCGACGAATTCTGCGAAGCGCTGGCGTATCACGACGGGGACGACGTGAAGGTCTCCATCCGCCATGGCGCGGTGCTCACCATCACCGAGGTCCTGGAAGGTCGGCGCAAGCGCATCCGCAGCTTCCGCGAGATCGACAACGCCGTGCTGGCCTATTCTGCCATGGATGGCCGCCTGCGGATTTGGGGCTGCAGCAAGGCCAGCCGTGCCGCCTTGGCCAAGGCCTTCGCGGAGGTCATCCTGGATAGCCCTGGGCTGTTCAGCGCGGCCGCGTCGCGGCGCCTCTATACGTTGCATGCCGTGGAGCGGGATGGTGCCGCATTCCAGTTCCGGCACGGGCATGACGTCGGCATCGCCGGGATTCAGATCTATGAGGCGCAGGCCAATAAGGTGGCGGTCGGAAAGGGTGGCCGCGAGAAGGTCATCCGCTCGCTGATCGCGCGTGAAGCCGATGGCAATGCGTTGCAGGTGCTGCACGAATCCCGACCGGAGATCAGCTTTCAGTCCGGCACCTGGCGCCTCGCGCACCTGATCTTCAAGATCACGCTGAAGGTGGAAGGCCCGCGGCCGCCCGTCATCACCGTCAAGATCAAGCCCAGCGACATGCTGAGCTTCCCGCGGGAACGCCACCAGCGGCGCGTCATGACGCTGCTCGCCATGAACGAGATGCTGTGTGAACGAGAGCCTGCCCGTACTGCTCTTGCGGCAGAGTGAAGGCGGCGATCCAGCATATCTGCTGGGCGTCCCCGACCTCTCCCCCACTGCCTCCGGCGCCTTCCAGCGGCTGGTGGAGATCGGTGCGGTTGTGCACGACCGGCGGCTCGACACCTGGGATCCCTGCGCCACATGCAGTTGCGGCGCAGAGGAGCGCCACGTCCGATGGATCGACGGGATACCGGTCGCCATATGCCCGCTGTCCCGTGAGGACGACGAGGCCCTCGATCCTGGTGACCTGCAGCTTTTCCAGGTCTCGTTGCACCGCTTGGCCGAGCTGGTGGGTCGTGCCGCGGCGTTGGACGACCGACCCGAACAGGTCGCGCCTCGCCTTTGGCGTTTGGGGCGCCTGGCGGGTGGGCGCGTGCTGCTTCTGGCAACATCATCCTCGGCTGTGCGCGGCGATGGCGTCTTTGATCGGCTGAAAGCCTTGGACAGATCGGCGCGATTCACGCTCATCGCCAACGTGAAATCTGCTGTCGAAATTGCCGCTCTTGCAGAGCGCGGCATCGATGTTGTGCCCCCCGACGAAGCGTTCATGGCGAGCGAACCGGCAAGGCCGGTGCGGGTGGATCTGAACCGGCTGCTGGTGGTCACCGTTACGTCTGACCCCGATGTGCTCGAAGTGAATCCGATGGCGCTCACTGCCGCGTTCGGCGGGCGGGCGTTGCAGCTGGAGCCGCGTCACGCGCGGGTGCTGAACGTCCTGGCCCGTGAAGCCGATGATGGCGGCGCTGCGGCAACCCGCGACGATTTGTACCGCGCGCTCGTGGGCAGAGACGACGCCGATGCCCCTGTGGGCGACGAGCAGGTGGACAAGGCGGTCAGCCGAATCCGCGGCGCACTCTGCGAGGCGGGCAATCTACCGCGTGACGCTGGCACGACACTGATTGCCGCAGTCCGAGGCCATGGGTATCGCCTCGTGACGCCGACCATCCGGGTCCTGATCAGGTAGGCACCACACACCGAGAGGATGCCGAGAGGTTTCGGGAGGAAGCCGAGAGGCCCGCCCCGGCTATCGGCGCGAAGGTCCGCCATCGCAACACGATGGATGGACACGCCCATGGCACAATCGCCTCGCCTTCCTGACCTCGCCCCGGTCCACTGCTTGGCCGCAAAGGAGGCGAAGCGCCTCTGCCGCACCCTGCATCTGCCCGAGCACGAGCGGGAGGATCTGCGCCAGGACCTCCTGCTGGATTTCCTGGCAAGGCTGCCGGCGTTCGACGCCGGCAAGGCAGACCTCCCGGCCTTTGCCATGGTGTGCTTCCGTCATGCCGGGTCTCGCATCGCGCGCCGGGTCGCTGCTGAGCGCGCTGCCCGCCACCCCCGTTCCCTTGATGATGCTCTCCCGAACACCGAAGGGCTGACACTGGGCGACACGATCGCCGAGGCCGAAGGCTATGGCGCGTGGTGCGGCCAATCCACGGACGCCATCGCCGCGCTGGAGCGCCGCCTCGACCTGGAGCGCGCAGCCAGCGCGATCGACCCGGAGGATCACCCGCTCTGCGCCGCGCTGAGCGAGCACACGCCACACGAGTTCGGCGAGCAGAAGACGATGCCGCGCATGCGCATCTACCGGCGCATTCGCGAGATGCGCCTGCGGCTGCTCGCCGCCGGCATCCCCTCGGCCGCCTGATACGGATTTGGAAGTGGCTGAGTAATAGTAGTCATGGACACACCCATCCCCGACATCCGCGCGGTGGCGACGCCCCTGACCGAGGCGTCGCTCTGCACCTGGCTGGGCGCCGCGGCTCCCGGCGACAGCATCACCTACCACCGCGGCGCGCTCGCCCGGCAGGTCTGCCCGCAGTTGCAGTGCCTGCCCGAGGATGAGCGCACCGCGCTGCAGCGCCTGGCGGCCCGTGCATGGAAGCTGGCCGAGCTCGGCCTCGCCGATATCGTGCAGCGCCGCCACGGCTACGAGGACTACGCCTACATCCTCGTCGCCCGCCGCCGCCCGCGCCGCACCGCCTCCGCCATCCTGCCGATGCTGCTCGCGGAGGCCGCGTGATGGACGCGCTGCTCACCAACCGCCCCACCCTCGACGCGCTGCGCCACATGCCGGTGAGCGACGTGATCGCGCTCCCCGCCGAGCATCTGGCGCTGCTGCAGACCGATGCGCGCGAGGCGCTGGACGCCGCCAAGCGCATGCAGGACTGGATCGAGGCCGCGATCGCGCTCCGCTACGAGCAGCGCGCCATCGGCGCCCGTGCCGCTGCCGGCAAGGACACCGGCACGGTCCGCTTCCAGGATGGCGCCGTGGAGATCGCGGTCGATCTGCCGAAGAAGGTGGATTGGGACCAGACGCGGCTCGCCGCGCTGTTGGAGCAAATCCGCGCCGGCGGCGAGGATCCCAGCCAGTACGTCGAGGTCAGCTTCAAGGTCTCGGAGCGGGCCTATACCGCGTGGCCCGATCGCATCCGCCAGGCCTTCGAGCCGGCCCGCACGGTCCGCACCGGCCGCGCCACCTATCGCCTCGCCATCATGTCCGCGACGGCGCTGCGCGACAGCCCGCATGGCGCCGCCGTCATCCCGCTGCGGGGAGGCCGCTGATGGCGCTGCGCATCATCACCGCCGACGAGCGGCAGGCTGAGGCGCGCGGCATCAAGGCCGTGATCTTCGGCAAGAGCGGCATCGGCAAGACCTACCTCCTCCTTACGCTCGATGAGGGCAGCACGCTCTTCATCGACCTCGAGGCGGGCGATCTCGCCGTGCAGCACTGGCGTGGCGCATCCATCCGCCCGCGCACCTGGGAGGAATGCCGCGACCTCGCGCTGTTCCTGGCCGGCCCCAACCCCGCGTTGCGCGACGACCAGCCCTATTCCGCCGCGCAGTATGCGCGCGTCCTGCAGGCCTATGGCGATCCGGCGCGCATGGACGGCTTCGCCACCATCTTCGTGGACAGCATCACGGTCGCCGGCCGGCTCTGCTTCCAGTGGTGCCGCGGTCAGCCCGAGGCGCATTCGGAGAAGACCGGCAAGCCCGACATTCGCGGCGCCTACGGCCTGCATGGCCGCGAGATGATCGCCTGGCTCACGCATCTGCAGCATGCGCGCGGGCGCAACGTGATCTTCGTCGGAATCCTCGACGAGAAGCTCGACGACTTCAATCGCCGCGTCTTCGTGCCGCAGATCGACGGCAGCAAGACCGGCCTCGAGCTGCCCGGCATCGTCG